ACATAAGTTATAAATGGTCTTACAAATGCTCGTAATGAATTTATAAATCCTTTTTGATTTCCTAGAGCAGTATCGTGTGCTAAAAGCATTTTCTGCTCTTCAAAATCTTTCTTCGCAGAAAATAACTTGATGTCTAAATCTACACCTTGTTTTTTCGCTTCTATTTGAAGTTTTAATTCTTCTGTTTTTTGTTTCTTTTCTTCTTTATCTTTGAAAAAATCTATTACACTAGGAACTGCTGAACCAGCAAACCCTAATAGACTCCCTAATATTGTAAGCATTATATTCCTTTATACATCAGTTGAGTCATTTTTAAAACTATCTGTTAAAACTTTTAGTTTATTATATGCTTGTTTGATTTTATTTTCATCATCACTAAGTTTTGCATCAAATGCGGAAAGATCCGCTTCAAATGTCATGTAATTTTGTGCGAGGGGGGTATCTGGATTTTTAGACCTTTGATATTCATTGGTCCAAATCCAAACATTTGCTTGATACGTATTTTCTGAATTTTCTACATCCCAAGGTATGACTTGATGTACTTTATAATAAGCCTCATCTATAATTATTCCACTAGTAGCTAAAAAGGACTTTTTAATTGCCATTATTCGCTATGTCCTGGGATTCTTTATGTTCTGGATCATCTTTATCTTTGAACCAATAATCTGTACTCTTCGCTAGAACCGCGACATAGGCTCCAACCAAAATGTTGATTAGTTGCATATGATTATCTGTAGTACCGCTTGTAAAAAATAACAAATATATTAAGATTAAAAATGTTCCAACGATAGCCCAAGAAAGAGAAATTCTTGCCCACCAATTTTTTACTTTTCGTCTTTCAATTGCTGATAATTCTTTACCAGTATCTTTTATACTTATTGCCATTATATTTCCTCATAATATTTCAACGTATTATTAATGTTATTAGCCTTCGGTTGGCAGTCCTGTGCCAATTGCAGTAATGGTTTCTCCACCCGCTTCTGCATCTTTAATTCTCATAGCACTATCATATGCTTGACCTAAAATATCAGTATTCATATACTTGACATTAGTAGGATCATATCCAAATTTAACCAAATATTCTTGTTTTTCTGAAACTGTAAGGTCCTCTGAAGCAGGTTCATAATTGGCTTTGGGTTCTTTTACTTCAGGTGCTTGAGTTTCTACTTCTTCTTTCTTTTCTTTTGCTCGTTCCGGGCCGGTTTTACTGATCCCTTTATAAATCTTTTCACGTTGAGCGGTTGCCGTTTTTCTTTCCGGAGATCCCTCTTTGGCTTTCATGGCCTTATTTCCAGTTGCCATATAAGCTCTCACTTTCAAATCTGGTGAAAGTTCGTTAAGTGGATCTATTATTGCTATATTAGCATAGGTGTCTTCTTTAGGACTTTGCTCTTTAACATCATCCGTATGATGAAGAAGAAGTTTTTTAAGTTCTTCTTTTTCTTGATCACTTAAATTTTCAAATAATTCTTTTACGTTTAACATTTTTTCCCTTTTAAACTGGTGCTACTTGATCATTATCAAATTCCGAACAGTCACATTGAACTTCTGCAGTACATTCGCATGGATCACAGGTACAATTTGAACATTCGCATTCTGGATTATTACACATTTAAACTCCTTTTTAACTCCCTTATATTTATGTTTATACGGGATTTGGTTTATTTAAGTTTTTACTTCTTGTTTACTTTTATAATCTGCTATTGCCCCTTTAATAGCATCTTCTGCAAGAACTGAACAATGAATTTTTACTGGTGGTAATGATAGTTCTTCCACGATAACTGTATTATCTAGCGCATATGCTTCATCAATAGACTTACCCTTAACCCATTCAGTTGCCAATGAAGAACTTGCAATTGCAGAACCACATCCAAATGTTTTAAATTTAGCATCAACAATTTTATCATTATCATCCACCTTTATTTGCAACTTCATTACATCACCGCATTCTGGAGCACCTACAAGTCCTGTTCCAATAGTTGGATCGTTTTTATCAAAACTTCCAATATTTAGAGGATTTTCAAAATGCTGTACTACTTTATCAGAATATGCCATTTTATTTCCATCCTAAATGTTGTTTTCCGTCTGCAGGTATATCCTTTATTGGTGTGAAACTTTCGCCACAACCACAGACATGTTCGTATTTAAGTCTTTTAAATATAAATCCCTGTTCTACTAAATTGCCTGATTTATAATCTACTTCTACATCACCAATTATATCATTAAGCATATATTCGTCTACTACTAATTTAATTCCATTTTCAATAAAAACCAAATCTTCTGATTTAACTCTATCTTCAACATCTAAACTATATTTCCATCCAGAACAACCGCCTGAATTTGCTCCTACTCGTAAATAGGAATTTTCGATGTCTTTTTTCTCGTCTTCAATCATTTCCTTAAAAACATTTGCGGCCTTTTCAGAAATTTTAAGTTCACATCCAGGTTGGTTTTGTATCATTTTCCATCTCTTCAGTATGTTCGTACATGAATGAAGTCCTACAGCCACACGAACCTTTTGCTGAAGGATTATTAAATTTTAATCCACGATCATTTAAATTGTCTGACCAATCAATTTCTGTATCTCTAATATATAAATGACTTTTTTTATCACATAAAATATTTAGTCCAAAAGATTCAAACTCTAAATCAAATTTACCTTTTTTACTATCAAAATCCACTGTATAGGTAAATCCGGAACATCCTCCACCTTTAACACCAACACGTACTACTGTGTCATCAGATACTTTTTGTTCTTGCATTATACTCAAGACTTTATTAGCGGCTTTTTCTGTAAATGATATCATTTTTTCTAAATTAAAGTGCCCCACCCGTAAACAGATGGGGCGCCGCAGTAATTATTTGTTCTCTACAAATTCATAGAGTTCGGTTGCCTTCGTCTTAATATCATCAATGGTATAAGATTCTGGCTGGAGTTCTTTTCGTAACCCCGTACTTGCATTACCTTGGTCTTGTGCAAAATTCCATGCATCCATGGCAACGTTTTCTTTTCTGCAGTATTCATCTTGGAGATAACTTTGTGCCATCTCTAAGAGTCTAAATCGTAATTCATATGGATTAGACATATTGTACCTTTCTTTGTGTGTGTTTGTGTGTAGTGGTCAGTTCTTCTGTTCCCAAGCGACTGACCCGAACCACTATAGTTCTAACTCGGCTATAATCTACGCAACAAGTGCGTAAGAGTATGCGGTATAATCGGAATTATTTGCGATTAAGTTAAATGACAGTTTACATCTGTCAAGATGGTCTCCTCTGCATAATCACATTCAATCGAAATCTATTTCAGCCCCATCAACGAAAGTCATATCCAATAAAAAGGGTGGCATAAGTTATGCCCAATGCAAGTATTATAATTATTGCAAGCCACATTAATTTATTTTCCATTAACATTCCTTGGTGGAGCTGATCGGAATCGCACCGATGTCTTAAATGCTACTCTACAGTATCATCAACTAAAACTATTTAGACAAATCTTGTGTCACATCTTTAATTTTTTCTATTTGTTTCATAATAATTGATTCACGTTTTGGCCAGTATATGTAATCTTTTTCTGGATTTTTCATAAGATTATATAAAATAGGTAAAATTAATTCTTCAACTTTACCCATGTCTTCTACATATTTTTCTTCTAGATAATCTTTTTTATAACCAATTTCTTTTATAGCAGAATCTATTTTCTTTTCCAATGCCGCAAAATCTTTTGATTTTGCTTCAACTTCAACTATTTTCTTTTCTACTTCTGTGGTTTTTGCTTTATATTCTTCATCATCTACTGCGGAAAAACCGAAGTCAAAATTAGCATATTCTTCAGGTATTGTTGCCATTGTCGTATCCGTATTTGCAAATCCAATAAGAGTCTACTATATCTGAAATGGGATTTTTATCACATTTTGTCTGAAATTCTTTTGTAAGTTCTCTCTGTGTGTCAGACACAAAAGAATCATACATTAATTCTTTATTTGCGTTTCCCTTATCGGATGCATATTTTTTGATTACTGTAGGAGGTATCATTTCATACCTCAAATTACAGTTGTATAAAGTATTTTTTAAAATTGCCATATTTTCCGCAATTTGTAAAATTCGTTGTCCATTTGCGGAATATGCATAATTTTCAATAAAAACTGTTTCGGGTCTTATATCATATTTTACAATACAATTTTCTACCCAAGAAGATAATCCTAAATATCTTTCCATCTCTGTATTATATTTAGGATATTCTGTGATTTCAATATTATGTAAAGAATTCCATCTTTCAAGTTGTCTATTATTTTTTGCTAAACAATAATGTGTAATATTTTCATATTTCCACTCACCGCGACATTCTGTTATTGCTGGGCTTGTTAACGAATAATCAATTCCCACATGCAAATCATGTATCCCAGTTATCATCTTCTTCATCTTCTTCTGGTAATTCTAACGGTTCTCCGCAATAAGAACAATACTGTACTCTTTCATTTTCAGATTCTTCTTCATGAATGTTTACTTCATATACTTTAGAACAAATTTCACATGTAATTTTTTCTGATATTTCCATACTAGGAACTATTCCTTCTCCTCGTTTTTTAATGATTCTTCTAATTCGCCTACGGTCAGAAAAGGTTTACCGTCCATAAAAATCTGAGGAACTTTTGTGCTTCCTGTAACTGATAATATCTTTCCAAACAGTTTCTTGTCTGCTTGAATGAACATATACTGTATCTTATGTTCGGCGAATAACGATTTTGCTTTTTCACACATTGCACATTCTTTAAAAGTAAAATGCCCAATAATATAATTGCCTTTATTAAAATCTATTTCATATTTTAACATTATAAATCCACAACTTCACAACCATCACCTGCGGCACAAGCTAATTCTTGTGATCCTATAGTAAAGTCTTTTTCTTCAAATGTAGTCAATTGAGACCAATCAACCTTTGAAGGCATCATTTTTAATGCATTTTCATACTCTTCTTTTGTACAATCTTGATACGGTGCTTGTCTGTATGTATGCTCACTAAAAGGAAGAAAAGATATGCCACTAATATCATCAAAATTAGTCCAAACCCAATTACCTATTTCCATCCACTCATGTTCTTTAACAGAAATAGTAACAGATGGTTTATGTTCACACCAGTGTTTTTGATATGTAGACCAAAGACTTAATTGTTCAATTGCAGTTATATCGGTTCTGCATATTGCATTTTTTGGACTTTTCATAGGAAATGAAAATACAGTTGTATGTTTAGGTTTCATTACATCTGGCTCGTTTGGAAAGTCCGCCTTCTTCATCATTTTGCAAAGTGGGTCTTTATTATCCGCTCGCACCGTTCTAATATAATAAGGGTTGTGGCGAGCATGTATACCACTAGCAGAGTTGACAAGCTGGCTAACCGTACCAGAAGGCTTGACACAAGTGATAGCGGCTGATTGGGAGATTCCAAGTTTTTCTGAAAATTCTTTGTTTGTTTTAATTGCGACATTTTTTAAATTCTCCAATAAATCTTCTAATTTACCTTTTTTTCCATTTGTCAAAGAATTGTCCATTATTCCAGTAAGCGAGACTCCCAAAAGTCGTTCTTCATCACAATTTTTCTTCCATTCTCTTGAGAGATATTTGAAATTTGTGAGGGAGGATTGAAATGTTCCAAGGATAGTTGCAGATCGTACTTTCTTTTCCAAAGATTCTGTAGTGTCCCCTCCTCTGACCACGACTTCTGAAAGGTTGCAAAATTCTTTGCTTCTAAGTATAATCTCGCTACATGGATTGGTACCAAAATCCTCTCTTGGTTCTCGTCTGATTTCTTCTTCATTGTTCAACCTCTCTACTTGTCGTTTAGCCGATAAACTATTGTAAATTCCTCGTTCTCCTGATTTAGAGTCATAAAGAGACAACCACTCTCGCATAAAAGTACCAACATCAGGTTTTTCTTTATAATTAACTGAATTATTAGCAAGGGCTCTTTGTGGATTTGTTTCGCTCCATCGGCCCGATTTAGCATGGCGCATTGTTTCATCACCAAGATTAGATAAGCTAATGAGGGCGGATCTACGTACACCACCTACAACAACAATTTCTGCAATCTTACAAACAATATCATGAGCTTCTACTGGTTTTAATTTTCGCCCAGAAGCATTCTGAAATGTGTCTATAGTAAATACAAAAAGGTCTTCTAGTGGTTCAGGACCCGATGCTCTTCCTCCAAATGTTTTCAATGGAGCTCCAGCAGGTCTTACATTAGACAAATCCCATTTAGGAATTTGTCCTTGCCATACTAATGAAAGCAATTCTTTATACGATTTTGCCCAACCCAGCTTTGAATCTGCTACAACAATTGTAGTATCTGTTTCATAAAATTCGTCTGCTATTAGAGGAAGCTGATTGACATATTCTTCTTCTACTGAAAAGCCCACACCTGTTCCGTTCATCAAAACATATAAAATTTCATCAAATGAACGTGGAGTGTCTATCTTAGCATAAGAACAATTATAACCTGCTATATTTTCTTTCTTGAGTGCTTCCCCAGCCGTCATCAAGCACCTCATTGATGGCATTACATCAAGATTTATAATTGATTCACGTAAATCTGCCTCTAATCCATTATCAAGTTCAAAATCATGCTTAGTTTCTAAATGGTCTTTAAAAAATGTTAAATATCTATCAACCGTCTCTTCCCAAGTTTCTCGTCTTTTAAGATCATAATTCCATCTTGCATACCTTGATAAGTGAATAAACGATTGATACTCAGTAGGGAGGGGCATATTAAATTCCTTTCAGTTTTTCTAAAAATTCTTTTGATTCTCTTTTAGACAATCCGTACTTAGACATAACCCAACTACCATTTAAATTGTCTTTTATAATTTTCATTTCTTTTTGTGAAAAAGTTACAGAATTAAAAATGTAATCTTCGAATGCTTCACAACATATAGGAAACTCTGGTTTTACCAATTCATACATTGCTTCTGCAAACTCTCTTGTTTCTTGTTGTGTATGAGAGTCCATTCTTAGATTGCAAAATTTAAAAAAATTATTCAAATCTATTTTCCAAATACATTCTGTATAATTTGAAACCGGTAAAACTATTCTTGCTAATTCTCTTGCAACCCCTTTAAATTCTTCATAGAATCCATCTAATGATGTAGGATCTACAATTTGCCTATAGCAATTTTTTGCATGATCATTAACATCATGCATCCGTCCAAGGACGAGCATTTTATTATCTTCGTCTAATACTTCTCCACGACCTTGATTATTTTCTTTTGATTGTTCATGTACATCTTTTTCCGCAGGCAAATAAAATTCGTCACTCATGATAGAATAACGACCTGAATACTCATTTATATTGGCAGTTCTATGTCTAACAATTTGTCTCATCACAAATATGGGTAGCTTCAGGTGAAACTTCACTTCACACATCTCAAATGGTGATGTGTGTTTGTGGCGCATTAAATAACGAATTAGATTGCTTGTTTGACTTACTTTTCGTGTGCCAGTTCCGTAACTAATTCTAGCGGCATTTTCGACTTCTTCATCATTGCCCATCACTTCTAATAATTTCACAAAACCATGCTTATGCACTTGTTGTTCACTTATCATAATTTAAATTCTAATAATTTTGTTTTTGCAGTTAAACCCTGATAAGTATTTTGTTCAATAATATTCATAACATTTACATCATTCAAAATCATATCATTAATATCTTTTTCTATCACATGTTTAGGCC